TTAGCGAAGCCATTGTCGCGCTCTCAGCCCGGCGACTTGCTCAAGTTTCGGAATGTGTTTGACCTTCAGCCCGAGATAGCCGGAAACTTCGCTGAGCGTGATGCGTTCTTGATAATAATTTCCCAACACCATACGGACGAGTGGGCGGCCGAAGTTGCTAACGGTTTCCTGCGGCATATTGCGTTTAATCTCAACGCCGGCTGATTGCTTCCTTTTCTGTTCAAGGTGCGCAAGATATGCCGTAATATATTGGGCGCGTTTTTGCTTGTAGAAATCATCTGTTGTTCGGTCGAACGTCAAGAGGCGGCGAAGCAGAGATTCGCGACTCACATTGTATTGGCGCGCCAAGTCGCTCACTTCGGAGTCGGTCCATCTTGTGGAGCGGGGCCCGAGCGCAGTGACCCGTGGTTCGGCTAAGAGCAAATCTTTTGGAATTAAAGCGGCAGCAGCGGCATGATTACAAAAGACTTCAATTCGTTGGTCTTCAGGTGGCCGCTTCTCGTCCGTTTCAAGATCGGAGACGCCACTGACATGGATCATCAGATGCGTAAGTTCATGTAACAGGCTGAACGTTCGGCGGGTTAGAGTGTCATTTCGATTGACCGCAATCACGGGCAGGGTTTCGGCCGCGATTGCGAAACCCGACGCCTCATCGGATGGAAAGCGAGTGGTTTGAAAGACCAAAACGCCCAGGTCCTCGATTCGACCGCGCCAGCCATTGAAGCCAGTGCGGCCGTCGTTATCCCTCCAGGTCATTTGTAATTCGCGGGTTACGCCGAGTGCCTCTCGAATGCGCTTGCCAACCTGTTCGGCATCTTCGCCTAGCGTGGCAGCGAGAGTGAACTTGGCGCTCGTCTCTTGGAGGTCCGCCACAAGTTCCGCCGCCAACTCTCGGCGCTCGTTTGTGGCTCGGATTTCCAGTTGAAGAGCGGGCGAATAGTGGCGCGCACCCGTTCCGGGTAACCGTCGCAGATCGCGCATGACGTCGAACCGTGGAGGAGCTTCTTGCAGATAGAAGACGGCCAACGGTCGCTTGAACAGAGCCGCGAGTTTCCTCAATTGCGGAATCGAAGGCGCATCATCGCTAGTCGCATCTTCCCACGCGGCAAGCTTTGCTTCATCGATTTTAAGACGCTCGGCCGCCGCCGCCACTGTGGCGAAGCCAGCGGTCTCCCTCGCCCATTTGATGAGCGCGGGGGTGACAAGGGCCTTTGTCCGTGCCGCCATCGTCGAGTGGCCTTCTCCGATCCTACAGCCGGAGCGCGCGCGCCATGGTGTCCGCAAGTGAGGGCCGTCGCAAGTCGGCCGTCAACGGAAACATCGTAGCGGAAATATGTAAGCGATTCTGCGCGGGCCGCACCTATGGCGTACCTACACGACTTTCAACAAGAAATGGATTTTGAAGAAGTGCTTGAAATTGTTGGCTCCCCGGGATGGATTCGAACCACCGACCAACCGGTTAACAGCTAGTCCCCACGGCGTTTCAGAGCATCGCACGCCGGTTCGTCCAATTGCATAAAATGCCGATTCTATTTGCATTTATGTTTGCAAGGCCTATCATTGCCTTGCTTGGGGCCACACTAAAGCGCATCGAAAATGTGGCCCCGATGTGGCCCCGGAAGCGAGCGAATTCCACCGGTTGGCCATGCCAGAGGGGGCCACAATGGCGAAAGTGAACCTTACTGACCGCAAGGTGCAGTCACTCAAGCCGGCGGCCGCCGGCGGGCGGCGCGAGTTGCTGGACAGCGTCGTCTCGGGCTTCGGCGTTCGCGTCACCGACAGCGGCGCGCGGACCTGGATTCTCAAGACGCGGTATCCGGGCAGCACCAACCCGACACGCCGCGCCCTCGGCGAGTACCCGGCCATGACCCTTGAGCAGGCCCGGGCGAAGGCCGGCCAGTGGCGGACCCTGATCAAGCAGGGCAAGGACCCCCGGGACGAGGAGGAGCGCCAGCAACGCGCGGAAGCCCGGCAGCGGGCCAATACGTTCGCTGTCGTCGCTGAGGACTTCATCAAGGACAAGCTGGCGACCGAGCGCAAGGGCGCAGAGGTCGAGCGCGACATCCGCCGCGAGTTCCTGCCGGTGTGGGGCACACGGCCGATTACCGAGATTACCGCCCATGACGTGCGCGATCTCGTCAAGGGGATCAAGGATCGAGGCGCCCCGTATCAGGCTCACAACGTCCTAGGCCATGCGCGCCGGCTGTTTTCTTGGGCGATTGACCAACACGCCTTCGGGATCGAGGCTTCGCCATGCGATCGGCTGAAACCCAAGGCGATCATTGGCGAGAAAAAGGCCCGCAAGCGCGTCCTGTCCGACGATGAAATCCGGGCATTCTGGCGCAATGCCGGGCGGCTGCCCTATCCCTACGGCCCGCTTTGCCGGCTGCTGCTGTTGACCGGGCAACGCCACAACGAGGTCGCCAAGGCGACGCGCGGCGAGTTTGCCCCCGATGGCGCCCTCTGGGCGATCGGCGCCGAACGGTTCAAGTCGGACGCGGACCATATGGTGCCGGTGTCGGACGATGCCCGCGCGATCTTCGCGGACCTGCCCCGGTTCAAGTCGGGTGATTTTATCTTTTCCACCACGTTCGGCGTCAAGCGGACCGTCATATCCGACAAGGTGAAAAATCGGCTTGACGCGCGCATGTTGCGCACCCTCCGGGCAGCGGCACGCAAGCGGGGCGACGATCCGACCCGGGTCGAGTTGAGGCCATGGATTATCCACGATCTGCGCCGGACCATGCGCACCCATCTTTCGGCGCTTCGCGTCTCGGAGCGCACCGCGGAAATGGTCATCGGGCACGGCGCCAAGGGGATCGAGCGCGTCTACGATCAACACCGCTACCTTGACGAAATGCGCGAGGCCCTGACCCTCTGGGCCGGCCGGCTGCGATCGATCGTTGAGCCGCCGCCAGCGAACGTTGTGCAATTGCACTCGGCGGGGTGAATTGGCGCGAAATAGCGTTCAGTTGACTTTCGCGTCTGACTGTGGCTTAATGCTTCCTACGCCAAAGGCTCGGCCGGGGGAAACTCCGTCCCGAGCCTCTTTAATAATTGTCGCCCCGCCCTGACCTTGATTGGTCGCGGCGGGGGTTTTTCGTTTCAAACGAAGGCACTCGCCATGTCGCATGTACTCCTTCCCTACGCCGACCTTCGGACCAAGGGCATCACGCTTTCGAAGTGCCAAATTTGGCGCCTGGAGCGCGACAAGCGATTTCCGAAGCGCGTCCAGGTTTCCGACGCCCGCGTGGCGTGGGTCGAATCCGAAATCGACGCCTGGATTGCGCAGCGCATCGCCGCCCGCGACCTGGTCGCCGCGTAATCACCCCAACCAATTGGATCCCGCTACATGACCACCTCAGTGCTGTCCGGCAGTGCCGCCACTCGCGTCCTGCAGCCCGGCGAAATTCTCACCGTGACCGCCGACGCGGTATCGAGCGGTCGTGTCGGCCGGCTCGGCAATCTCCCGGGCGACAATGTCCCGGACGTGCCAGCCACGTTCACGGCGCTTGCCGCCAGTAAGACACTCACCTTCGGCCCGTTTCCGACCGTCACGCGGCATTTGATCGAAGCATTGAGCGGGCAGGGCGTGGGGTTCACGCAGGCCGCAGCCGACGCGGCGCGCATGGAAATCGTCGGCGACGCGAGCGACCTCCGATTCATCGCCGCCGCAGGCGCGCCCACGGACTCCACCACCGGCGCGAACGTGGCGGGGATCGGCTCGCGCTACACGGACACCGCGACCGGCCGGCAATACGCCAACGAAGGCACAAAAGCGTCACCCGTTTGGCGCGCGATGCCGACTGTGATCGGCGCCATCGGCGATATGTATTTTATCGTCGGGGCAGGCGCGCCCACGGACGCCACCACGGGCGCGAACGTCGCGGGAATCGGATCGCAGTACACCGACGTCACGAACGCCAATCTTTACATCAACGGCGGCACGAAGGCGTCACCCGTTTGGAAGCTGGTCACGCGCGCGGCGTAACAACGGTCGCACACCGCGACTTATAAGGAAATACGATGACCGCTCGCAAACCCATAGGGCCGCACTTTTCACAGCGCGACTATTTGCAAAGCCTTCCCCCGGAATACTTGGGAGATCACGTGGACGTCGCGTTTACCGAATTCATGCACGCGATATCGCGCTGCATTGCTGGCGTTCCCTTTCCGGCCGAAAAGGCGATCGGGTGGGTGCTGGCCAACATGGCTGCGGCTGGCGGCTACGGGTGGACGACCGATCTGGCTGCAAGAGGCTTGCCGAAAAATTTGGAAAATAGCACCGAGGCTGCAAGGACATTTTCCGAAATGATTGTGGCGCACGTCGCCACCTTACCCGCGAATGGAGAATATCCATGAGCGCACATGACGCAATTGCCGCACTGCCGACCGCCGGGGGCGCCGACCACGCGCTGATCCGCTCGTTGCTCACGAAGCGCGTAACGTACAACTTCGCATCGTCGGAAAACGTAACGACCTGGACGGCACTCGACCCCGATACGGGCGCAATTCCGCTTTACGTTCGAATCGGCAACGTGACGTTTCAATACGACTCGACCGACTCGACCACGGCGAACGACGGCATTACGTGCCTCGTTACCTTGGACGGCAAGCGATACAAGTCGGCGTCGATCACCTACCCGTACGCGGTGCTCAGCGGCTCCGTGACCACGCCGCCCGTCTCGCCGACCATCGGCGACGCGTACCTCGTGGCGACCGCGTCGACCGGCACATGGTCCGGTAAAGACGGGCGCGTTGCTGTGTTCACAGCATCGGGCTGGCAATTCATCATTTACCCGATTGGGAAAATGCTTTTCGTTGAGGACACCACGACGTACTGGCATCGCGACGCCAGCGGAACGTGGGCGGTCGGCGTCGGGTCGATCCTGTTCGCCGGCGCTTCGATCACGGCGTCGAACCTGATCGGCAAACCGGTTCGGTGGATTGCCATCAATCAAACCACCAACGCGCCGCCGGGATCACCGACCGTTGGCGATACCTACATCATCGGCCCGTCGCCGACAGGCGCATGGTCGGGCAACACGACCAAGATTGCTGTTTGCGAGTCGGGCACCACGTTCACGATCTACACGCCGCGCACCGGCGAACTGGCATACGATATCGCATCGGGTAATGACTATCGGTTTAACGGGTCGGGTTGGGTATCGGGCAACGGCGCCTTTGTCGCCGAGGACTCGATTTATACTGTCGGTGCAGGAAGCGTAAACCCTGTGTCATCGGGCGGTTACTCCTATTCCGGAACGCCGCCGACAATCGGCGTAACGAACCTTACCGACCTCGTGACGCTCACAAAATCGGCGAAACGGACCGGCGCTAAGCAACGGTTTAGATATTCGGCGCAAGTGCTGTCGGCGCAGGCAAACGAACGTATGACCGTTGGATTATACCGAGACTCCGGGGCGTCTGCGGTCGCCTGGCAGTCGGTATTTGTGGGAGTGCCGCAGGAAGTCAACTATACCGGAACCTTTATCCTAACGGCTCCAGATACCTCGTCGCATGTCTACAAAGTGGCAGTTTCGGCCGGGATCGTGGGCGGTGTTGCGACAACGCCGCTCGGGATTTCACAGCGCACTTTCGAATACCTCGAATCCGCATAAGAGCGAATGCCGCATTAGCGAATGACTGCCCAAGCCCGGCGCGACGCCGGATGCAACATCGAAGGGACTTCGAAAAATGGCGTTACAATTGGTTGTTGATTCTCTGGACTCCGTTCCTGAGCCGCTGCGCGGCGACTACGCCGCACAAGAGGGTGGCAAATTTCGCCTCAATGTCGACGGGTTGCAGGACAACGGCGCGCTGCTTAAGGCGCTCCGGACCGAACGCGAGTCCGTCAGTAAACTGAAGGCCGACGCCGCGCCGTGGAAAAAGCTTGGCAAGACGCCCGACGAAGTCGCCGCGATCCTTGCGGCGGGGGATGCAAGGGAAGCCGAGACGGCTGCGCTCGCCGAAAGAGCCGGGAATGTCGACGCGATCCTAAAGCAGCACCAAGAAACCTGGACGCAAAAGGAAAAGCTGCTCACTGGCGAATTGAATGCGGCGCGCGCGTCCGAACGCACCGCGATTATCGAAACGACCGTGACCGCCGCGCTCACCGCAGCGAAGGCCACACCGGAAGGGCTCGACCTGCTTACCGACCGACTCGGCAAGCGACTCCGACTTGAGACGGTAGACGGCAAACGGAAGATTCAAATCCTGCAGGCCGATGGCGAGACGCCAATGGCTGGAAAGGGGCCGGGCGGAGTGGCAACCCTCAATGACCTCGTGCAAGAGGCCATGAAAACGTGGCCCTCGCTATTCATTGGGTCGGGCGCCGGTGGCGGCGGGAAGTCGTCACGGGAAAGCAAGTCCGCGCCGAGTCGCACGATCACTCGCGCGGAATTCGACACGCTGAGCCCGCGCGCACAGGCCGACAAGATGAAGGCCGGAATCAAACTGATCGACTGACCGAGAGAGTCGGCCGCGACAGAAACCCACACGGAGTCCGAAAATGAGTTTATCAAATAGCCTCAAGAGCCGATGGAAGCCCGAGCACGAAAAGCACGGGATCGTTGCGGCCATGCGACCGCATTTCCATCGCGCGCTCGATATCCGCGAACAGCTACAGGCCAAGAAAGCCGCGCTCGCCACCGACAACCACTTGTCGGAACATGGGCGCCGCCAAGTGCTCCGCGATTTCGCCGCCACGGATGCGGCGCGCACCGTTGCGCGAGCGACGCGCGCGCTCTCCAAGGCGCAAGACAAGGTCCGCGAGCAGCGCATGGCGCTGACGCCGGCCGTGAAGGACAAGGGGAACGTCGCGAACGCGCTTTTGCGCCAGGAGATCAGGGCGAGTCTCCGCGGAAAAACGCCCGGCCAGCTAGCAACGCTGCTGTTCGACCCGAGCGCGGATCCGCTCATGATCGAAGCCGCATTCGAAGCGCCGCTGTTCTTGACCGGCTTGACGGCCGAAATGAAGGACCATCTTCTTGAGGCTGTTGTCGCGCGCACCAAGGGGCCGCAAGTTGAGGCGCTGGCGCAGACTGCCGAGTCACTGGAAACCGTTGCGGCCGCCGTGCGCGTCGCCACGGACACGTTGCAGGAGGCCGCAGGGTGCGAGACGCCAGCGGCGTTCGAAGCGTGGTTGAGCAAGGCGGCCCCACTGGATCAAGCCGAACTCGCCGCCGAAAAGGTTGCGTATGCGAAATTGGAAGCCGACTTGATCGCGCTAAACGCGGGTAATCTGCCACTCGCCGCGCGGATGACGTTGGTCGAATCGCTGCTCGCCACGAACACCGACGAGCTGGCCGGGAAGGCGAGGGACGCCGCGTAATCAAGCCACAACGGAAAGTAGCCGCGGCGAACTGCGGCTACATTGCCGGGTTGACCGGCTTGCCCGTGACGCGTCGTGGTCTACTTGACGCCCTTGGGCTCACCTTCCTCGTGACGTTTCACCATGGCGTCGACCTGGACAGCAACCCGTTCCGTCGCATCCTTCGCGTCGTCCGCGTCAGACTTGAGCGCCGCGACCGCGCGGCGGTCTGCCTGAATCGCCTTCAATCGAATCGTGTCTTTGCTCATGTGTTTCGCCCTCAGTGGTATTGCGTAATCCACAAACGGAAAGCAGCCGCGGCTGCCCGCGGCTGCCCGCCTCCGTCGCCGTGTCCGCTATTCGGAGGGGTCCCCGATCGGACGCAGCGCAGGAACCGCGATTCCATGGTGCTCGGCGAGCGCGAAAATCTGGACGCGCACGCGATGGGCGGCTTCGTGCAAGTTGGTCAGGTCGTCCACGAGCGCCAGCAATGCGCGCGCGGTTGCTTCGGTTTTCGCCTTGGTAGTCATCGGACCCCTCCGTGTGCTTGTGCTCAACAAAACCACGCTCGCACGGCCTGGCGAGTGTGTCAACTAAGTATTTGATATTATTGATAAAACGGACAATCACCATGATTGCAGACTGTCAACGCGACACAACCGATCAGCTCCCGTCGCCGCGACCGCGGCGCCTCGTGCTCGATCCCGGGGGCGGCATTTCGGATTGCTACAGCCGAATCCGCTTCGTGCTCGACGACCCGCGGCCGCCGGACAAAAAGATGCGCCGCTAATAACTGACGAGGAAATTGCAGCGTTGTTTTATGAAGTGATTGAAAGCTTTAATCCGGAACGTATTGACACCTGCGCCTTACTGAGTGCACCGTTTCCATCCCTCAACCGGAGGCGGTTCCTCGTGCGTGCAATCGTCGCCGCCCTTGCTGTGTTCGCCGCCGCCAGTGCGCCTCTCAATGACGCCCTTGCGGCATGGACCGTTACGCCCTTCGTGGATCCCATGACGGACCGGCACCATGCGGTCGCGACCGTATCCAGTCCCGAGGGCGTTCTGCTGCGCGTCCGGTGCCTCAATGGGCGCCCGTTCCCTGATATCGTCTTTCCGGGTGTGATCGGATTCGGCGAGATTGGTATCACCCACCGCATTGACTCGGCCGCGCCAGTGCCGCGCATTGCTCCCACCGGTACGGATGGCCGTAGCCTCTACCTGCTGGAAAGCGTTCCGGCGCTGTCGCGCGCGAAGCGGCTGCGCGTCACCGTGTTTCCGATCGGTGCCGACTCCGTTTTCCTCGATTTTGATTTGACCGGGGCCGGGGAGGCGATTAGCGCCGTGCGAGCGGGGTGCGGTCGTTAGGCTTTCGGTGCGTGCCCGATAAGAACGAGGGGCGTTGAAATACTTTCAAATCCCCGAGACCAGGTGTAGCAGTCTAAACAATTGATATTGTTAATAGAATCTGCCATGCAAAAGACAATTTGGTATTAGGGGAATTTACTCTTTTGAGATATACTGCCAGATATGCACAGCACCGACCTCGCCAATTTTTTGAGCGCCGCCCTGGAAATCCCCACCGGCACCGTCTTGGACCGCGCGAAAACTTTGCGCGCGTCCGATCTTTTGACCTGCGGAAAACAGGGGCGGTTTGCTCGGGCAAATCTAACCAGCGCCGACGCCGTCAACTCGCTGATCGCGAACACGATCGACCGCCAGCGCGGCGAAAGTGTCGCCGACGCGGTGCAGCGCGTGCGCGCGCTACGCCCGGACTCGCCGCCCCTTGAGCTGCCGCAGGGACTCACGCGCGGCCTTTCGTTTTTCCACGCCGACAATGCGGGCGCCGCGCTGGAATCATTAATCGACGACATGCGGTCAGGCCGTCTCGCGGAGTGGGCCGCCGGCGAGCCCTACACGCTCGCCGTCACGTTCGACGCCCGCGGCGCCAGCGTGTTCGCATCGCTGGATTTGCCGAAGCGCTACGAACTGGATTTTCGGAACGCCATTTGCGGGTTCGCGCAACCGGGCTTTGCCGAGCGCGTGCGCCAGGTGGAGCGCAACATCACGGTCGGCGGCGACGTGTTCGAGAGACTCGCCGACGCGCTTGGTCCGCCTGACTGACACAAAAGTTTGCCCCCGAACGCTGGCGCGATCGAGGGCGGGATGGGTGTTTGTGATGCGTCTGGACAGCGCGTCTCTTATACTATCCCGCTCACCTTGTCAAGATTGCCACGCGTTCGGGCTCCGCAACAAGGAGTCTGAAATGCACACGATCGACTATGTTCGTTCAATCACCGCCTTGCGCCGTGAGGTGGAGCGCGGCGAGATACTGCCTGACTTGCAAGCGCGACTCGCCGTTCGGATTTCAGAGGACGCGACCGAGTCTCTGATTTATTTTTTCGAACAGCAGCCGCCTAACTTTGATCCCGAACGCCTCGGATGGGATTTGCGGCGGCTTTTTCCGGAAGATGGATTCGACCTGTTCGCCTTGGCTGTCGCCGTGTTCGGCAATCCGCGCGACTCCGCGCTGCGGAATCGCGACGGCACGGCGCAGACGTACCTGGAGAGTGCGTGGGCGTCGTTCGATCGGCAGCGCGACACCGCCGACCGTCTCATGATTGACGAAATGGACGACGCGCGCGCGAGCGAATGGCCCGCGCCGCCCGAGATTGCCGCCGCAATCGAGGGTCTCACCGACCTTGCCGACCGCGCGCGCGCCGATCGCGACGCTGCCGCCGAACGTGCGTGGCAAATCGCGGCGGCCGCGGACTACGCGGCGGATATCGCCGCCGAACAGCAGAAAGCAAATCAAGTGAGCCAATTGCCCGCCGGAACGCCCGGCCCGGGCGGCATGCCGCTGCTTTCGGGACAAGCCGTCATCGTGGATCTTGGTGCGCCAATTCTTGAGGGTTTCAACGCCGGCCGTGCATCGATGCCATGCCCCGACGCACCGGCGCTACCCGACGTCATGGCGCCGCATCCGCTCTACACCGCGGCCAATCTGGCGATTGGTCACTTGGTCGCCATGGCACAGTCGCCCGTCGCGTTCCGGGCGTCCACGGTCGCCGACGTGCTCGGTGTGCTCGCGGCGGTCCACGCCGACACGCTCGCGGCCGCTGTCGCGCGATTGCGCGGACTCGGCGTGGTGCTGCCCGAAGGAAAGCTAAGCATCGCCGCGAAGCGATTCGAAACCGCAGTCGCGCGCGAACTTCGCCAAGTGCGCGGCTACGTCAACCGGATCGACGGGACGCCCGAGCCGATGGACGCGCAGAATCTCGCGGTGTTCCTGCGGCTTGTCGGCGTCGAGACGCGCCATAACGCTTGGAAGCAACGCGCCGAGTTGCGATGGTCTGAGGGCGAATGGACACCTGTCACAGATGCAGAATTGAATCACCTACGCGCCATGGCGAGCGGCGAGGAGCATCGATTCCGGCCATCAAAAGAATGGTTTCGCGACATGCTCATGGACAACGCGCGGCAACATGGGTTCGATCCCGTGATCGACCGAATCGACTCGTGCCAAGCCAAATGGGATGGCGTGCCACGCATAGCAACGTGGTTGTCGCGCGTGTGCGGCGTGCCGTGCGATCTGTATCACCAAGCGGTCGGAAAAAATCTTGTGGGTGGAATCGTCCGTCGCGCCCGGCACCCCGGGTCCAAGCATGACGAGACAGTGATTCTCATCGGTCCGCAGGGCTGCGGAAAATCGACGCTCTGTCGTATCCTCGCCTTGAACGACGAATGGTTTTCGGACTCTGTGACGTTCGACGGCACGCCGCAAAACACCGTGCCGATGCTGTTCGGCCGACTCGTGGTCGAACTCGGCGAGCTTGCCGCAATGCAGCGGCGGGAAATCGAATTTGTTAAGCGATTCCTCGTGGCGCAAAGCGACTCCGTGACATTGAAGTATCAGGCGTTCACGGACGATTTTGCGCGGCGCTGCGTATTTATCGGGTCGACCAACGCGGGCAACCCTTTGAACGACGTCACTGGCAATCGTCGATTCCTGCCCGTCAATATCGCGGCCGGCTTCGAACTGGACCTCGTGTGGCTTCGCGAGAACGTCGACCAGATCGTCGGCGAGGCCGCGCACCTGGAGGCGGCCGGCGCCACGTTCGACATCCCGCGTGAGGTGTGGGGCGACGCCGCCGAGCACCAGGAGGCCGCGCGATCGGAGTCGCCTCTTGAGGTGCAATTGGCCGCATGGCTGGACACGAAGCCGGCCGACATATTCATTACCGCGGCTGACCTGCAGCACGGGTTGACGCTGGCGAAACTCAATCCCAACGACAAGACGCTGCCCGCGCTCATGCGGCGATTCGGATTCGAGCGCCACAAGGTTCGGGTGCGCGATTTGGGCCAAGCCCGGGTGTGGGTGCGCTCGACGACGGCCGCCTATCATCCCGAATGCGCACGCGCCGCACCGTACCAATCGCTACCGGGTCGGCCGGTCGAAATGCGACTCCAATCAATTCGTATTTGAAGTGTCCCGCGCGTACCGCAGCGGTCCCGCTTTTATCGTTGTGAATCAACATTGTTCCACTTGGGACACCTGGGACACCTGAATTAAAGAAAGACATAGAGAGTGAAACATAAAAAAAATATCGGGAACGGAAACATAGGAAAGTAGGTGTCCCACGCTGTCCCAGGTGTCCCAACGCCCTTGGAAATTGTCGACAGCCGTCATCAAACCGCGCCGGTTTTCGATCCCTGTTGCGACCGCCTTTTGCTGCACAACTGGTCTAGTACCGGTTGGTCTCAAGCTAGAAATCCCGTATTTTATGGGATAAATTGACTCTGACCGCTTAATCCTGTACTGTGGGCCACATACGGGCCACAAGTGGCGCAATTCGCGCCGATAAATTGCGAGATTGGAACTGGCGAAACGCGGACCTAACTGCACAGTCTGCCAACACGAAAAGCTGTCGCTGATCGACGTAGGGCTCGTGCACAAGGTTCCGATGCAGGCGCTCGCGGACCGCTTCGACGTCAGCAAGGATGCCATCTGCCGGCACGCCACCAACCACCTAAGCCCCGTCCAGCGCGCGGCCATCCTCGCGGCGCAGAAACCGACCGCAATCGACCTGGACGCACTCCGCGCGTCGGAAAGCGAAGGGTTGCTTGCGCAGCTTGTGACGCAACGCGCGCGGCTGCAAGGCCACGCCGAACTGGCGGCATCGCTCGGCGACGTGCGCGGCGCCGTGAGTGCCGAAGGTGCGATCACCAGCAACCTAGCCCTGGTCGGCCGACTGCTCGGGCAGTTGGTGCAAGTCCATGACGTGCGACACACCTCAATCCTGATATCGGCCGACTACATCCGCCTACGTTCGGCGATCGTCGCGGCCCTTCGGCCATTCCCCGAGGCAGCGCGAGCCGTGGGCGCGGCCTTGCACGCGCTGGAGGCCGACGCCGCCCGGGACATCACCGCCGCGGCGGGCAGGGCCGCCAAGTCGGCGCCGGCGCTGATCGAGCACGAGGCAACCGCGCCCGTACCGGCGCGCGTCCGACCTTTGCCGCCGCCCCCGTGCTGATCGGGCGCGACCTTGGCCGTATGCTTGACCCGGTGCTGTTCGCATCCGACTGCGGGATAAAGCCCGACCCGTGGCAGGCGGGCCTACTGCGAGCCATGCCGCGGCGCGCGCTCCTCTTGTGCAGCCGGCAGTCCGGCAAGACGACCACAACCGCGCTCATGGCCCTGCATCGCGCGGCCTACGAATCGTCCGCCCTGGTCGTGGTCGTGTCGCCATCGCAGCGGCAGTCGGCCGAAATGCTGCGCACGATAAAAGGACTCCACGGCCGGCTCGACGGCGCGCCCGCGCTCGATTCGGAATCGGTGCTCAAGGTCGAACTTGCCAACGGCTCGCGCATCCTGGCGCTGCCCGGCACCGAGCGCACCGTGCGCGGCTTCGCGGGGGCGAGCCTGGTCATCGTGGACGAGGCCGCGCGCGTCGAGGATGAATTACTTGCCGCGGTGCGGCCGATGCTCGCCACGAATGCCGCCGGCAGCCTCATCGCGTTGAGCACTCCCGCCGGAAAGCGCGGTTGGTTTTATGAGGCGTGGCACGGTCCCGCCTCCGATGGCTACTACCGCGTGCGCGTGTCGGCGCAAGAATGTCCGCGGATATCGCAGGCGTTTCTAGACGAGGAATTGCGCGAGTTGGGGCCAACGCGATTTAGCGAGGAATACGGGCTCGCGTTCGTGGATCCCGAAGAGTCGGCGTTTCCTACCACGATCATTGATTCGGCCTTTTCAAACGAGGTACTGCCGCTATGGGGATGATAACCCGACCCGCCGACTGGCGGCATATCCCGGCCCGCGCGGTCAATCGCTGGATCGTCGGCGCGGACCTCGGGCAGAGTACGGACCCCACTGCTATTTGCGTGATGCATCACCGCGTCGTGCCGCTCGAAAAGTGGACGCCCAACGCGAAAGCCGAAATGTGGAGGCAAGACCGCGTCGAGCATTTCGACGTTCGGCATTTGGAACGATTGCCGCTCGGCTTGTCCTACCCGGTACAGGTCGCGCGCGTCGCCGCGCTCTTGCAGCGTCCGCCGCTCAATGCGTGCAAACCGACTTTGATCGTTGACGAGACGGGAGTCGGTCGTGCGGTTGCCGATATTTTTGACACCGCAGGACTCCGACCGCAGCGCGTGACGATCACGGCGGGCCTCGAAACGACGCAGCACGGCGGCAATTCATGGCACGTTGCCAAGACCGTCTTAATTTCGGGGCTCGATGCGCGTCTCCACACCGGCGAATTGAAAATCGCCGCCGCACTGTCTGACGCTGGCGCACTACTGGACGAGTTGAAAGATTTTCAGCGCAAGGTGTCGGACGCGGGGAGGGCAACATATGCCGCCCGGACCGGCGCGCACGATGACTTGGTACTTTCCATTGCGATCGCGCTATGGTGGGCGACGTCGGGGCCGACCAGCAGCGTAGGGGAGCTACGACTATAATTTAGTACCCGAATCAGGCAGGAGAGCGCCATGTGGCAAATTGCAGTGGATTGGGCTAGAATTGCTCCAGGGATCACGCCGTTTGTTGCCCTATTGGCTGTAATTTTCGCCTGGAGACAGCTTCGAAACAATCGCGTAAATCAGTGCGAGACTACTGCCAAAGGAATATTCCGTGAATACCTTAAGCTTGCATTTGAAAAACCGGAATTCGCCGAACCAGACTACAACGATTTGATGAGCGACTCAAAAACGCGGGCGAAATATGAACTGTTTATCGCATATTTGCTTTGGAGTTGTGAGGAGATTTTGCGATACGCAAAAAACGACGCCATATGGAGAGCGAATCTTCAAGATAACGTGAACCCGCATTATGAATATTTTCGAGAACATCCTGAGTTTATAAGGAATGCGAACGGCAGTTTGATGTATGAACCTGAGATTGAGGTTCTCGTCAGTGCTGCAATAGAGTTGGGAGCTAAAACGACGACTTGACGTCACGCGCGTATTGATCGGCCTGGAATTATTTTGCGCTGATTACGATTTCGATCGTATTGGGGGGCTGGACCATGCCCGGAAGGGCAGTAGCGTCGATTCCGTATTGTTTAAGCTTTTCGACAAGCGCGATTGCTGCCGCGGCGCGTTCGGTTTTTTCGGGAAAAATCACAGGCTTTGACAAATCAACCGCATAAGACACGACAACTCCAGCCGGGAATAGCACTGTAGCAGTAGCTGTTCCCGGCAATATTGTCATATCCCAGCCGGCCTCTCTAAGAGGGGCTGTTAACACTCGCGCGAACCATTCACTTTCAGGCGTCGATGGAGACGCAATAACTGTCCCATGTTGGTTCTTGAACCCCGAAAGCGCAACAGTCAGTTCGCTTTGCTGGGCCTGTGTGATCAAGCGCGGCGCAACTTGCTTCCGAAGCCGGGCCGTCTCGTTATTTAGCTCGGCAATTTTTACGTCTTTGGCAGTCTCGATCCTTTCTTTGTGCGGCGCTCCAAATTTGAGTGCAGCAAATTCAATCGCCAATGCCACAACAACGGCAAGAAATGCCCAATGTTCTATTTCGCTCCAGAACCAAGCCCACCACGTAGCTTGGGCTAATTCTACGTCATTCATAAAAGCCCCTTGGAATTCGGCGAAGGTCCCGATGAGCCTCACATTAGGTACGTGATCCGCCACGGCTCGGTGGAGATTTTTTCGAATGCTTCCTTGGCGCACGTTTGAGCGCAAGGCCCGCGACTAACGTTGTGACGAGCGAGCTATCGACCCCCAAGGCGTGGACGAACGCAAGACCCATTCCAAACAATCCAATGCGAAACGGCACTTCGACTACGGTCGTCCGGTTTTCGTCAAGCCACTCCGCAACGGTCCGCTGGAGCCACCGCGCACACTCGGCTGCCTTGCCGAGGAACACAGGCTCGTGCTTGGCATCGGCCACAATAGTCTGGTCCAGAGCATTCGCCAGATTGCGGAGGCCGGTTGCCATCTTTTCGAAGAACAATACGAGCGCATCGTGGCCGGCCAACGGACCCGGCTCGTTCGGCTTGTTGCGTTTCAGCTCCTCAATTTGTGCGCTGAACTCGGCCGCGAGCACACGCGCGGTGTCGCGAATTTCAGCCGTGTGTTCGGATAGCTGGCGCTCAATCGGTGGAATCGGTGCGTGCGACACCGACCTATCCTGAGGCGGCGTGATCACGGTATTGCTGCCGATCGTCGAGAGGGCGGCGGCGCTCAGCCGGCGACGCGAATTTGCGATTTGCGCAGCAGCCGCGTCCCAATTCGACTTATTGTCCCAATGTGACGGGTCTGGCTGCGAAGGCAGAGACGGCGAGGGCGCGTCGCCCGTGGGTGTCGGTTGCTCCGAAATGCCGCCGTCGAGGCCGAAGATCGGCATGTCGAGCCCCATGATGGGCGCTTGATTGAGGGTGAAGGTGTTAAGTGGCAACGCGTTCAGCAACCCTCCTCCTCGCGCTTGCCGGCGCTTAGCCGGCCGTTTTTCTCGTGTGCGTCTTGCCGACTTCGGGGATCGCTTAAATTTCCTGGCCATGACCGATCGCCCGCATACCAGTTCTGCAAAATGTGGCCCCCAATGTGGCCCGGAAGCAAAAATGCACCGAAATGCAGAACCGATAAATCAACCTAAGTATTTGATTTAATTTGGCTCCCCGGGATGGATTCGAACCACCGACCAACCGGTTAACAGTGGTTTCAAGCCGCATTATACCGCGCCCCACTGCAACGCGCTGCGATGGCATGCACAAGCTAACCGTTTGATGTTGCGGGCATAGCCCGTGCCAACGGATAGCAGCCCGTTGCACGCCCTTGCACCCAAGCGCGCGCACTGGTACCCACGGGGTACCGCAGCGACCAAGTTTCTGGGGAGGGGTACCATGCCGACTGTGCAGCTCACCGACCGGTTTTGCCAGACCGCCAAGGCGATCGACGACCGCACCGACTGGTTTGACGAAACCGTGCAGGGCCTCGCGCTGCGGGTGACCAAAGGCGGGCATCGGTCATGGTGCTATCACTACCGTTCGCCGCGCGATGGCAAGCGGGCGAGGGCGACGATCGGCAGCTATCCAAGCACGTCCCTCGCTGCGGCGCGCGGGAGGGCTGATGAGGCCCGCGGTCACGTGGAGGCCGGGAACGATCCTCGCCTTGTGCTGGCGGGGCAGGCGACCGCTGGCATGACCCTGGCCGGGCTCGTGACCGCGTACCTTGACGACCTGAAGGCCCGCGGCGACGTGCGCAGCGTCGCCGAGATCGAGCGGCGTCTCGCAAAGAACGTCACGCCGCTGATCGGCGAGGTGAAGCTCGATCAACTCAGGCGCGGCGATTTCCGCACTGTCACCGATGCTATTGTGAAGCGCGGAGCCAAGACCGAAGCCGTGCGCGTTTTTGAGGATGCACGGGCCATGTGCCGATGGGGCGTGCAGGCCGACAAGCTCGCCGCGAATCCGATGGATGGAATGGCGAAGCCGGCTGAAGTCCAGGCGAGAGACCGCGTGCTGACCGATGGCGAAATCCGAACGCTTTGGCATGGGCTGCCGAAGGCGCTGGCGCGGTCGGCGGCCTGCCAAGCGATCGTCAAACTCTGCCTCCTGACCGGCCAGCGCAGCGGCGAGGTGGCGGGCATGGTGCCGGCGGAAATCGACCTGAAGGCGCGCGAATGGAAGATACCCGCGGCAAGGTCGAAAAACGGGCATGGGCATACGGTTCCGCTGAGTGCCGCCGCGCTCGATATCGTCAAGGCGGCGATGGCGGCGGCCGGGGAGAGCAAGGCGCTGTTCGGTCTTTCGTCGATGGCGGTTGCGCGCTCGATCTTGCGCGCGAACGAGATCAGCAAGGAACGGCCCAAGGGCCGCTTCAAAATCGATCCCTGGAGCATGCACGATCTGCGGCGCACCGTGCTCGACAACATGGCTCGGCTCGGCATCGCGCCCATGACCATCGCCGCGGTCGCGAACCATCGCAGCGTCACGGCCGGCGGTGTGACGTTCAAGCATTACGTCACCTACGACTATGCGAAGGAAAAGCGCCAAGCACTCGACACATGGGCCGAACGGCTAACCGCAATCATCGGTGAGGGCGCGGCCAAAGTACTGCCGATGAGCAGGGGGCGGCGGTGACTCCGCGTGTGGTGCTTAAACTGCTGCTGCAACGCCTGGAGCCTAAAGTGGCGGGAGTAGGCCACGCCGATTTTTGCACTTTTGAAGGCGAAGATGTTCGCCGTGGAAACATCGCGGCACCCGGTATGTTGCACATTGCCGAGGCCGTCTTAGAAGCGCGTGAGGCCCTGGCATCGGACAACGATCAACGCATCATTCAAGCTGCAATGATCTGCGCCAGTTTGGAGCGTACCGGCCGTGATCTGGCGCAACATCATCGGGCGACTGAAGGCGGAAAGCGTCGTGGAGCAGATCAAGCAGGAGCAGCGGCGGCGTTGTGGCAACCGTATGTGCAGGAATTTGGGCGACTTCTTGCCAGCGGCGAGGCCCCTGCAAAAGCCCGTCAAACGGTAGTAAGGAAGATGGTGAAGGAAGGGTTTGTTCTGGCCAGCGGCGGGTTTCCTGACAAAAGAACAATCGGCAAGTGGCTTCCAGGAGCTTCGAAAAAATAAGCGGAACGCAGGTTAGCTGCGTTCCCCCTCTTCGCGAAATCTCGCCCTAGCTTCCCGTGTCAGCGCAATTCAGCGCGCACTAGCGGGAAGCACCATGACCGAACAGAACTCACCGCGACTCGGCAGCATCGAAGCGGCGTGCAGGCTTGTCGGTGGCGACAAGCCGATCAGCCCTAGCACGTATTACCGCGGGGCGGCCCGCGGCATTTATCCGGCCCCGATCAAGGTCGGGCCGAATATCTCGCGCGTCGATCTGGACGCCTTGACTGCGAAGATCCGGGCGCGCGTCGCGGCGACGGCGGCAGCGTGATCCATCATGGACACAGAAACGGCGAAGCCCGCACACCTTGATGGTGGTGGCGGGCTTCGAGAATTCGAGCAGCTTGGCGGCCGGCTCGAAATAACCAATAGCGCGAACGACTCCGAAACTCAAGCGCGCGCGCTTGAGAGTGCGTTCGACAATACCGCACTGACTGCCACCACCTCCGACACCCTTGAACAAGGTAGCGCGACTCCCGCGCCATCATCCCCGCGGGCTCCCTACACAACCCGACTAGACGCTAAGTCGCCTGCGAGGGTGACAAATGGCGCATGTCGCGAATGCAGAGCGAAATTCACAGCACAGCGCGCAACCAAAGAATTCTGCAGCACCGCATGTCGGCAGGCATTCAACAATCGAAAGATGATCCGGGGCGCTGCGATCTATTCCCTTGCGATGGAGTGGCGGGCGGACCGCTCTGACAAGACGGCTCTAAACTTGCTCTGTCGGCTGCTGGCAGAATTCAGGAGCGATGACGAGCGCGCCGGCCGCCGATCATGGGATAGCGCGGCTAGTGTGATCCGCGACAAGCCGTATCTGACCGCCACTCTGCTCGACACGAATCTTGCCGGTATGCGCCGGACTGGCAGGGGCAAGTGAAGCCCTTGCTGACTCAGGTGATCGACGGGCTGCGACCGCAGCTCGCGCGCAACTTCCCGGTTCGGGAACGCATTGTCGTTGTCTGGGCGGTGATCGTCGAGAGCCGCGATCTCGGTTCAAGCGATGTTGTCGCCGATGATTTTCGAGAGCTCGCCGCCGAGACAGGCTTGATCGCCGACCTTGGCCGGCACGGTGTCGAAGATTTTGAGCACGTCCTGCGCGCCGGAATGTGCGGATGGAATCCTTTTGAAAAAGGTCGCGTCGCATGACCAATCCCGTCGAAGATATTTTGGCGCGCGCCGCTGCTCGGACGGGGAAACCCACGGGCAAGCCGGCGGTTAATGCTGCGCCGAATGGTGGGCACAAAATTGATCCGGCGGGCGAAGGCGATGCCGAAACCTCCGCCGACTCCAGCAAGTCCGGTAAGCCGAAGCAAGCCGATCTCCTGATCTCGCTGGCGCAAGGGGCCGCGCTCTTTCACACCGCGGACGGCACGCCGTTCGCGGACGTGAAGGTCGGCGACCACCGCGAAACCTGGAACGTGCGGAATAAGGGCTTCCGTCGCTGGTTGGCTCGGCGATTTTTCAATGAGACCGGCGGCGCTCCAAGCTCCGAGGCTCTTCAGGCGGCGCTTAATGTTGTCGAGGCGCGCGCACATTTTGACGGACCCTTGCGCGATATTTATGTCCGCGTAGGCGGAGGTGACGGCAAAATCTACATCGACCTTTGCGACGACACTTGGCGGGCGATCGAGATAACGGGTGATGGCTGGCAGGTTCTTGCCGAACCTCCCGTTCGGTTTCGTCGGGCGGCCGGCATGAAGACGCTGCCAGAACCGACCCGCGGCGGATCAATCGACCTGCTGCGTCGGTTTCTGAACATCGCACACGACGAGGAATTTACGCTCGTGGTGGCGTGGCTGCTCGCCACCCTGCGAAACCGCGGCCCGTATCCCGTTCTCCTCGTCAACGGCGAACAGGGGTCGGCGAAGTCAACGTTCTGTTCTCTCGTGCGATCGTTGGTTGATCCGAACAGCGCGCCTTTGCGCGCCTTGCCCCGCGAAGATCGTGATTTGTTCATCGCCGCTAACAATAGCCACGTCCTCGCCTTCGACAACGTTAGCGGGATGCAGACCTGGATTTCCGACACCTTGTGCCGCTTGTCCACGGGCGGCGGCTTCGCGGTGCGAAAGTTGTATTCGGATTCGGACGAGGAATTGTTCGACGCATCGAAGCCGACCATTCTCAACGGCATCGACTCGGTCATCACGCGGCCGGATCTGGCCGACCGCGCAATCTTCCTGACGCTCGATCCTATTCCCGATTCCGCCCGGGTGCCTGAGCAGGAATTGGTGGAGCAGTTCGACCGTGAGCGGCCGGCGATCCTTGGCGCTCTTCTAGATGGTGTTGTTCGAGGACTCCGCGACCTTTCTTCTACGCGCCTCGATCGTCTGCCGCGCATGGCTGATTTCGCCTTGTGGGCGGCGGCCTGCGAGTCTGAGTTCTGGCCGGCAGGTACATTCTCCGCCGCTTACGGTGACAACCGCGCCGATATTGTCAGCGACGTGCTCGATGCCGACCCGGTGGCGTCGGCGGTGATCTCCTACATGAAGGAGCAGGCGGAGCCGGTGGCACACACCGCGGCCGCGCTGCTGAGCCTCCTGAGCGAACTCGTTACCACGCAACAGCGCAAGGCGAAGGGTTGGCCCGACACACCGCGCGCCTTGTCGTCCCGCCTTCGGCGGTGCGCACCGTTTTTGCGGAAAGCCGGGATATCGATTGAGTTCGGCGGCCGGGAGGGCCATGCGCGCGCCCGCATGATCCGGTTGTTCGCGGACGGTGCGGACGATGACTCCTCTGGGTGCCCTGAAACGACAAACGAGGAATAGGAGTGAGGCCGCCAGAATGGGTAAGCAAAACACCGTCCGCACCGTCCGCACCGTCCGCAGCCCAACCTATCAAGGGGTTAGGGCGGACGATCGTGCGGACGCAAACGCGGACGCAAAACATACCGTCCGCAGTATCGTCCGCCATAAGTGTTTGATCTGCATACGAAAGAACGGTGCGGACGGTGCGGACGCAAAATTGCGTACCCATTCCAAGTGCGCCAGTCCGCACTTGGGCGACGGGCGAAAGGATCGCGCGGCATGAGCCATAACTCACATGGCGGCTGGAGGTCCATTAGGGCGCACGAGCACCTGCTGACGGCGCTTGAGATTGAGCGACGAGACCAGGCCAATTATTGGCGCGCGTTCGACAAGCTCCCGTCGGAGGTTCGCGCATTACTCGCGAATGCAGCGTGCAACTGGGCACCCCAGCCAGTCCTCACACAATGGCGGCGCGGGCGGACCGTTGAACAAATAGCCAAGGCCATTGAGCATTGGGACGCGGGGCGACGAAGGCCGACACCAAGGCCCGATCTCGCCGGCAGCGGCGGTGAAGCGGCCCCATGAATGCGGCACATACCCATACCCGCAAGGTCGTGCAATCGCCTCAGCGGCGATCCCACGGCTTCCGACTAAACGCTAACAAGAGATCGCGCACTCTATCCGACGGCTCCGACACATCCGACAGGACCTCCGGTATGTACCGTACTCGCGCGCGCGTATGTACGCGCGTGACGGTGATAACCAGATTTCGCGTCGGATGTGTCGGGCGTGTCGGAATTCCGGCCGGCGAGCGAGCTGAAACTTGTAGGGCCAGCCGTCAGTTCCATATAGGCTATCAAGAGGGTCGCCTTCAATTAGATGCGGAAAATGATGATGAGCAAACAACCGAAACGAAAAACGCAAAAGCAAATGCGATTGACAAAGATTGAACGCCACGAGCGGGAAATGCAGCGCCTCGCCGGCCTACTTGCCTCGACCGGCGATAGTGTGACCGCGCCACCTGAACTGTTGAATGATCCGCGCCGTGCTATCGCGTTGAGGTTCTGGACGGACCATGCGCCGCGCCTTGCCGCGCTAGGCGTCCTTGATGATCTATCCCGCCTCAATCTGTGGCTGCTAGCGGCGTATGTGAGCGAGTGGATCACAGCCGATGACGACGTGCAGCGGCGTGGCTATTCCATGATGGTGCCGACCGTTGCTGGCGGCGCGCGTGGTGCGATGCCCAGACTGAACCCGGCGGTCGATCGTAGGGACCACGCTCTGAAGGTCATCATTGAGCTGCAACGTCATTTCGGCTTTTCCGCACTTGATCGCGCTGCGCTCATGCGGCTGCGCCGCGCTGTCGACTCCTTGCCAATGTTTCCAAGTGGTGATGAGGCGCCTCGCGCATCATCTGCCACCGCCGCCGATCCTGGTCAGTGGGATCGGCTCGAACGTCCCAAGGTGAACTGATGTCACGCCTCCGAATGCTGCGAACATCGGCTATCACGACCGTCGATACGCGAGTCGCAAAACCGCCCGATGACTTGGAGCGTCCTGGCGCTCGCCAGCGCGGGTATGACGCCGCATGGGAAAAAGCGGCGGCCGATTTCAAGCACGCACATCCGTACTGTCTGGGCTGTGCGGCGATCGGTGTGCGGACGCGAACCGAAGTTGTTGACCACATCATTCCGCACAAAGGCGATCGCGCCCGGTTCTGGGATAGAAAAAACTGGCAGCCGGGATGTAAGCGTTGCCATGACGGGGTTAAGGCGACACTTGAAGGGTTGTTCGAGCGGGGCACGATATCAGTTGCGGCGCTGCAGTTGAACAGCGCAACGGCGGTGTCGCTGTCGCTGCGTGCACGAGCGCTGAGGTCTGAAACATAGGGGGGGTCGAAATCCTTCCGACCTTTGGGGGCCCGGACCGTTGGGGGCTCAGCCAGAGATTTTGTTGATTGTGTTCGTTTTTCTTTTTTTTGAGTGTCGGATCAAGACTTGGTTGGTTGCGTGGGTGTGTCGCTGAGCGCGAGCGTGTCGCGCGAATCGTGGATCACCGATATCAATGTCGCCGGGCGAGGCCATCAGGAAGCTGCAGCGCGCGATCATCGTGCTGGCCGAGACCGGCGAGCCAGATCCCGTATGCGTCGCGGGATGGCTTCGCCAATTGCTCGAGGCTTCCGACGAAGTCATGTTGCACCAAATTATAGGCGTCGGGCGCGACTATCGGAGTGCCGACAAACGGTGCAGGCGCGATGATCTCCTTTGCCAGATCAAGGAACGGTATTTTTCCGACCTTTCGAACCGGGAGGTGGCGCACCGGATCAGCGCCGAGGTCCAGCGCTACAAGGGCACCGCCTGGCAGCTTGACAGAGGCGCCCGTCGGCGCCCGCGCGGCATCAAGGGGGACTTTTTCCAGATTCTAACATTGACGGATCGCGGACTCAGCGAGCCATCGGTTCGCCGGGCGCTGGATCACGGAAGGCCTTTGCGATTAGCCAAAGCAGGGTCCAAGGTCGATCAGTCAGGCACCGAGGTGAAACAAAATGTTGCAGATATTGAAGGCAAAGCAGCAAAACGACGATGAAGTTCGGCCGATTTCGGAGAATGCAGAATTTGTGGATGCCGCCGCGCTGCTGTCGCGTCTGCAGGGCGAGATTGTGGCGGTGGATCGGCAGATCGAGGCGCTCAATGCACGTTGGTACCGCGAGCAATCCGCCAACGGCCGCGATGCCGATCCGCTGGTCACTGCCCAACAACTGCTAGACGGGGGCATTCTCGACTCCAGAACGGATGTGGAGAAAATTGACGAGTTGCGCCGGAGGCGCGAGGTCATCAACGCAGGAATGCGCCGACAGGCGCAGGTAGTTGAGAAAATCAAGGGGAAACTTTCCTTTGAAGCGTCCCGGCGCGTGCGCGATCGTCATCGCGATGCTTTGCTTTCCCTCCTTGAGGCGACTCGTGATCTGGTCGCCGCAGCCGCTGCCGAACGTCGTATCCGCGGCGCGCTGATCGAGGCGGGTTACGCGCCGTCCGAATCGCTATTGCCGGCACCGCGACTTGCTGCTGCGCTGGCGCTGGGCGACGAAAGTTGGGTGGACTCGCCGATCTCGTTTTTCCGTCGGCAACTCGAAGAGATAGGCATCGCATGAATGCCATCGATACGGCGCGCGGTTATGCGGTGGTATGGGGCGCGCGAAGCGTCCCCATCGCCGACAACGGCGTGACCTTCGTCGAGATGATCGCGCAAGGTGCTGCGACTTGGTACGGGGACGTCTCGGCCAACTATGGCCATGCGGCACAGACCGGATTTGCTTCGACTACGGACAAGTCGCTGCGGATTTGGGCGGACGATTGCGGCGTCGCATTCGAATGCGATATCGCAGCCACGCTCAAGGGCGTCGGTGTCCGCGCCATGCTCGCGGATACTGGACGGGCATGGGGATGCTCGCCGCTGCTCCGAATCTATGGCCGCGAAAGCACTGGCGTCGAAAACGGTTTCCCAATCGAGCGTCTAACGCGGTGCCGGATCGAGCATATCAGCGTTACCGATACACCTTGCTATGCGGCAACCTCAATCTGGTTGAAGTCGTCTCCGCCAGACAGATTGCGGCCGGAAATCCGGGTTGCGCGGCGGCGATGGCATCTTAGCGTTCTTGCCGCGGAATCAAAAGTGCAAGCGCCGACGCGCCGCCGGCCCGAACCAATCCAGATCGATGGTCTTCTTAAGTCCGCCGCGTTCTTGCAGGCATCACGCGCCATGAATTATTGGCAGTGTGCCTCTCAACGAGCCGCGGCCAACCGTCAGTCGCTCGCATCGGCCGACGTCGTGACGGTCGATACGACCGAACGGATGGGAGAATCTCGCCTGATACGTGGTCGTTGCATCTATCGCAATGGCCATTGGGAGAAACGATCATGAGATTCGAAGTGCCGATGTTAGGCCCGGTGCTTCGGAAACCATGCCGCGTGCATCGGCATGGCCTCTGGGAAGCCCGGCGGAACGGGGAGGGCTCCACGTTCCGCCGGGCGGATATCGGCTTGCCCGTGGAAATATGACAGTGCTTTGATGGCATGGAATCTAAGTTGCAACGACTGGGAGGATCGCCTTCGCGGCGGTCGATCGCTTGTGCCTGATCTTCCGCTCGATCGATTCGAAGCGGACCAAGCCCTGAAATTCTTCAATCAGCTGCAACTGCCGGACGTTCCCGGCAAGCCGGCGTTGGCGGAGGCCGGCGGAGATTGGTTCCGCGATATTGTCGCGGCGCTTTTCGGTTCACTCGTTCCAGGCAGCAACGAGCGGCTGATCCGAGAACTGTTCATCCTGGCGCCGAAGAAATCCAGCAAAACGACTTACGGGGCCGCGCTCATGATGACGGCGTTGCTCGTGAACAGGCGACCGCGCGCCGAGTTCCTGATCGTGGCCCCTACCAAAATGATTGCGGACCTTTCGTTTAACCAGGCGGTCGGCATGATCCAGGCCGCGCCCGAGCTTGCAAAGCGGTTTCATATTCAAGAGCATTTAAAACAGATCACGGACGCGCGGAGCGAAAGTCGCGGCGGTACGCAAGCGCAGCTCAAAATCAAGACCTTTGACACGGGCGTTCTGACCGGAGTCAAGCCGGCAGGTGCGCTGCTAGATGAGCTGCACGAGATCGCCAAGGATCCCGCCGCGTCGCGAATTATAGGTCAATTGCGCGGCGGTCTCCTACCAAATCCTGAGGGGTTTTTGGCGTTTATCACCACACAAAGCGATCAACCGCCGAGCGGCATTTTCCGGACCGAGCTAATCAAGGCGCGAATGATCCGCGACGGCAAGGCCGGCGGTGCAATGCTGCCCGTGCTTTACGAATTTCCCGAAAGCATGCTGGCCTCGGGCGAATGGCGCGATCCGGAACAATGGTGGATGGTAACCCCAAATCGGGGAAAGTCCGTAACAATCGATCGGCTTAAGGAAGACTGGGAATCGGCGCAGCTCGCGGGCGAGGATGAAGTCTGCCGATGGGCATCGCAGCATTTGAATATTCAAATCGGGCTGACGCTCCGATCGGATCGATGGGTGGGCGCCGACTTTTGGGATACGTGTGTTGATGACACTTTGACGCTGGACACGCTGATTGACCGCTGCGAAGTGATCGTCGTTGGCGTCGACGGCGGCGGGCTCGACGACTTGATGGGAATTGCCGTTCTCGGCCGAGAGAAGACAACGCGCCGATGGCTGTTATGGTCGAGAGCATGGGCACATGCCATCGTGCTTGCGCGCCGCAAGAGCGAGGCCGTCCGGTTCCGAGACTTCGAACGTGATGGCGATCTTGCGATTGTTTCGCAGATCGGGCAGGACGTGCTCGAAATTGCTGAGATTATCGAGCGGATCGATGCGTCGGGCCGGCTGGCGGAAAAGGCTGCGATCGGCGTTGACCCCGTGGGTATTGGTCAGGTGATCGAAGAGCTGGCGGCCCGCGGTATTGGCGGCGAGCGTGTCGTGGGCGTGCCCCAAGGGTACAAACTTAACGGTGCGATCAAGACGCTCGAACGCAAGCTTGCGGAAAATGCGATCGTGCACGGCGGCCGACCGCTTATGGCCTACTGTATCGGCAATGCGCGCATTGAACCGCGCGACAATGCGGTGCTGATTACGAAAGCCGCATCTGGAACCGCCAAGATCGACCCGTTGATGGCGCTGCTCGACGCCGTAGCATTGATGAGCAAAAATCCCGAGGCGGCAATCGGTCGATCCGTGTACGAAGAAATTGCCGAGCGCGCCAAGCTGCAAGGCGAAAAGCCGAGCAGGCTAAGTCCGGCGCGGCGCGATCCTGAGGACGAGCGGTATTGGCAGGAGCTTGCATAATGGCATCACTCGAAACTATTCGCCTGATCACGATCAAAGCAACGGCCGAGGGTGTTGATCCCGCGACGCAATCATTGAACAAGCTTGCGGCAGCCCAGGACAATGTCGCGGTCGTCTCGGACAAGTCGTCGAAGTCAACGTTGAGCATGCAGAATGTGCTCGACAAACAGCAACGTTCGCTCGACGCGAACTGGAGATCCAGCACCCAATATGGCAAGGCCGTCTCCGATCTTGAACGTGCTCATGCACAAGGCCTGACGACGCTCGATCGGCACAATCAATTGATGGGGCTGGCGGCAGATAAGTACGGCCAGGCCAGCACCACCTCGAAAGCCTTCGCCGCAGCAACCACGGGTGTCTCGGCGCAACTGATCGCACTCTCCGCAGGCGCCGGACCGGTTGGCGTGTTTCTCGCCGCGCTCGGTCCATGGGGTATTGCGGCGGCGGTCGGACTCGGCGCGGTCGCGGCGGCGTTCAATTATGTCGCGGAAGAATCCGCTCGCATGGGGCAGAAGTCGATCGATCTTCAACAGTTCGCCGCCGTAACGGGGTTGACGGTCAGTCAGATCGCCGCTCTGCGAGCCGAGGGCGCCGAGCTCGGCATTGCGGGCGACAAAATCACGATGTCGTTTGAACGCATGACGGGGCAACTCGCTGAAGCCCATCGAGCGAATGGAACGCTTTACGAGGACGTCCGCAAGATAAACGTCGGCCTTGCTGACGAGTTGCGCCAAACGACCACGACGGCCGACGCGATCAACGTGCTGGCGAGGGCATATAAACAGGCCGGCGACGACGCAACCAAGGCCCAGATTGCCCGCGCTGCGTTCGGCGGCCGTGGCGGTCAAGCGCTCGGGCCGGTGCTCGGGCAGATCGCCGATGCTGGTAGCCTGGGCGTGCTTAGCGACAAGATGCGCTCTCTAAATGACGCGACCGATGTGGAGACAAAGCACTGGGCGCAGATGCAGGCCCAGATCGACGAGACCAACAAGCGCGCGAAGAACATCTTGGCGAGCATTTTCACCGAGGAAGGGTTGCAGATGCAACTCGCCGCGGCACAAGTGATGGAGCGGATTGCACGTGCGGCGAAGTCAATTGCCGATCAGCAGCAAGGGCTGACAGCAGCACAACGGTTCATGGTCGATCAAACACGCACCGGCGGCGTGGATACCAGCGGCGTCGGCGTGACGATGCCGGCCGGAAACGACGCGGACGCCGCGATGATGGCGGCGCGCTTCCGACTCGGAAATCAGCTTTCCGCCGGCGTCAAGCTCTCACCGGCGGATATCCAGGCATGGAATCAGCTCGGCGACGCCTTCGCGGGCGTCGGGACCAAGGGCAAGGCGCTAGACAAGACGCTGCTTGATTTGCAGAACGAGGCCGCTGCAGCAGCAAAACAAACGAGCGAACTAAACGCCTTTCTTGGCTCGGGAGCAACAATCCAGGAAAAGCTCGCCGCAAGGCTCGCGACGATCAATTCGCTCTACCTCGACAATAAGACCGGGGTGACAGACGTAGCCAAGGCGCTCGATCTGAAAAACAGAGCGGAGGGTGCGGCGAGGCTCGAATCTACGATTCAGTTGGAATCGCTCCGACTTGGATTGATGGGGAATCTCGCGAATGTGTCAGAGGTGGTCACGGCGAAGCAGAACGCGATTAATAGGGCGAACCAAGAAGGGGCGAAGATCAGCGATACTCTTGCGGCGAATATCAGGCTGCAGACGCAGGCGCAGGCGGAGGCCAGCAAGCTCCAGACGTCCGCTCAATTCGGGATCTTCGATCCAACGCGGCAACTCGCCAATGCAAAGTTGGAGCTCCAAAGCCTTTTCAATGATCCGTCGATCATAAAGAGCCCGGAGAATTACGCGGACGCATGGGCTGTTCTCACAAAACGGATGAAGGAGACGAGCGACCAAGCCGCCGTTGCGCGCTCGACCTTGCCGCAGCTCACGCAGTTCATGCTTGACGCAGGCAACATGTCGAAGCAATTCGACACGCTTGGAACGACGGGCCTCAACGATTTCAACAGCAGCTTGCTCGATTTTCAGATGGGGACAAAGTCTGCCGGCGATGCGATGAAGGATTTCGAGGCTAAGTTCGCCCGCTCGCTCTTGAACATGATGAACCAAATGCTGATCTTGCAGCCGATCGCGGCGGCGCTGAAGGCCGCCCTCCCAGGGGGCGGAGGCGGCGGTGGATTCAATTTCATGTCGTTCTTCGGCGCCGGTGGCGGGGCGGGCAACGGAATGGCGGCGACCGGCGAGTTCCCCATGGCACATTCCGGCGGTATGATTGGCATTGATAGCTTTCCAATGCGCGAGATCAACCCGACCGGCGGTGAGCCGGGCGGATTTGGGGACGTGCTGTCATGACCGCGATACAAGTTCTCCGCCGACCGAATTGCATCGAGTTTTGCACAGATGGTGCGGGTTATCTCGCGTCCAATGCTGGCGGAGTCCTGGGACAACTCGCCAGCAAGATCGTCATATTTCCAGAAATTTCGTGCGCTCTCGCGAGTCGCGGACCGGGCTATTTTTTGCCGTTTGTGCATCGAAGGATATTAGGATGTTTCGCCGATTTTGATGCATTACTCCGCGACTTTTCGGACGTGGCGCTCTGCACATTGAACGACCTTCAGGAATTTCATAACGATGAAAGCGTCGAGGACTTCGAGGTGATTGTCGGCGGTTGGTCGGAAAGTCGTGCGCGTTTTGAGACCTATAGCCTCGTATCACACGATCTCTGGGTAAAGCATGGGTTTGCGCCATGGACGCTAATGCCACTTAGCGAGTTCTATGCGGTGCCATGGCCGGACGACGACGACATACGGGCAGTCGGCTTGTACGGAGAAGACGGCAAGATCCAGGTAGCATTGTCCCCTGAGGGAATGCCACTCTTCATGCAGGCTCAGAGATTGCGGAAAATTCCGCGGGAAGACACACCCTGTCTCGCGGGCGGCTTCATCCAAAAAACCGCGATCGGGAAGGGATGGGCGCAGACGGCCATTGTGTTCCACTGGAATGATAAAATGGGCGAAGTGGTCCGGCCGAACCTTCAGGAAGCTGAGGACATTCGCTTGGCAATAACGTCCGCGTCGACAGTTGCAGGATCGGAGAGGAAATAGAATCCATGACTGATTCCGATGCCCCTACATTCGATCTACCCGAGCCGCCGCACGGCAAGGTCGAAGAGTTCACTGCTGCAGGTCGAAAGGTCGGCGAGTGGTTTGGCGCAAAATCCACCGAGCTTGTGAGAAAGGCCGAACGTCTGGGCGTTCTGACGGAAGAGTGGAACGACGATCTGACCCAAAAGATTGCCGGCGACCTTGTCGCCACCGTGAATGATCTGCGAACGCGAGGTTATCCAGATCGCAAAGTAGCAGCGTTTGAAAAGAGCGCTCTGTCGAGCTGCAAAAAATACATGGGGCGTGCGAGCAAGATCGAGGGGCTGAAAGGTTGACGGTCGCGGCGAGTGACGTGGGCCGGCTCAGCCGTGACGCCGCCCGCCGCCGAGCATAGCATCATCCGAAATCGCGGAACTGGCCTTGCGCAGTGGGGGCAAATCAGCGAATCTAGGTGCGCCCGACCCGCCGTCTGGAAAACGGCGGGCCGGACGACTTGCCATCAACCGCCACGGAACGGCGACCGATGACCGAATCAAGCCTACCAAAAAACCGATCGGCATTCCGCCGTGGCCGTGGCTCCATCAACAGGGAGTCCACCACCATGACCACCACCACGTCACGTCGGGCCATCCTAGCCGGGGCCGCTGCGCTTCCCGCGCTCGCCACCAGCCAAGCGCTCGCCAATTTCTCGAACCTCACGCCGGATCCGATCTTCGCCGCCCTTGATGCCTACCGCCGCGCCGACGCCGCATGTGTTGCGGTCGACGGGGATATGCCGGACCATTTGATGGGCGCCCGCGACGATGCGATCGACGTGCTGTTGCGCGCCCGGCCGACCACGCCGGATGGTCTTTCTGCTTTCACCGGCTGGACGCGCGAACAGGCCGATTGGCTCTGCCGAAATGGTTCGACCTGGGCGCCCAGCTACCTCTCGAAAGTCGCCGCCGCGATCGACGACGCGACCCGCGGGATGACTGGGCTGCAGCCGTGGTCGCCGCCCGCGTCGATCGTCACCGGGAATGATCCGATCTTTGCGGCGATCGACGCCGCGCGCGCTGCCGAAACGGTGCTAGCGAAAGAACAAGAAGACGAAAATTCGCCAAGCATGGGCGGGCTCAAAATGCTGAACGCAGCACGCCCCGCGCTGGCGCGCACCGTGCCCACCACGCCGGCCGGGCTCGCCGCATTGACGGCATTCTTCCGGGAAGCACAAGCGAACCTGCACGGTGCCGGGCCATATTTCGAAGAGGCCGAAGACAGCGAAGCGTTCGCTCGATCACTCGACGTCGCGGTGCGCGGCATGTACGGCAAGGCGGTGCGGTCATGAGCAGCACCACATCACGCCGCGCCGTCCTGGCCGGCATCGCCGCCAGTCCCGCCCTAGCCGCGCCAGCGCTCGCCAGCCATGCCAGCGATGCCCGCTTGCGGGAACTTTGGGCGCAATACCTTGAGCACCTTGCAGCCGATCAGGCCGCGTGCCTTGCGATGGCCATGGCACGAGCAGCATACGACGCTGAGGAGCCACCTTGCCCGCCTAACGTGCTGCCCTTTCATCACTCCGAAGCGTTCCGGCCGCTGTGGAAAAAGCGCGGCCTCGATCGGCTCTTTGCCGCCTGGAACGCCGCAGGCGAGCGGGCAGATGAGATTGTGAAGGCTATCCGCGAAGAGGAAGCCGAAGGGCTATTTGGCATCGGCGTGAAGCTCGCCGCCCTGCCAGTCGACGGCAATGCTCGTGACGATGCCCCCGATCACGAGGACGCGATCGTATCAGCGCTTAGCGAAATCGACCGCATGATCGGTACCACCTTCGTTTCATCGTTCTCGGTGCACATACACAACGACGATGAGTCCGGGGCCGAAGAGACGGCGGTGCAGTCATGAGCACAGTCAAAATTCTCGACCGACCGCCGGCCGGATGGCACGCGCTTGACGTGATGAAGTCCGGAAGCGGCAAATGGAATTGGAATGCGCTCATGATCGACGTGCACCCCGACGAACTGAAGCACTGCCGCTGCAAGATCGCGTTCCTCTACGTCCATCCGAACGAATACAAGCCGGATGGAAGCCGCACGGCTCAAGAGGCGTGGGTCCGCGTGCCCGGCAAACATCGCAACAAGGAAGCCGCCTGGAACGCCCTGCACGACATCATCAGCACGCCGGGCCATTAGACCACGCGGAGTGTGACCCAGCCCGCGTCCGAAAAGCCCGCCCGGTGAAGGAAGCCGGGCGGGTTTCCTTTTGGCCGGTACCCCAGCGGTACCCCGGCAAGTTTAAGGGGCCGTGTGGCCCCTCAGAAACCCTTGATTTTGTTGGCTCCCCGGGATGGATTCGAACCACCGACCAACCGGTTAACAGCCGGTTGCTCTACCACTGAGCTACCGGGGAACGGCGCGCCTCGATGGTGGTCGCCCTATAACAAACGCCCGCCGGCTTTGCAAAGCGGCAAATGCCGGCGGATTCGCCCGCATGGTGCAGGCTCAGGCCGGAAAAGCGAATGCCGCGACGGGCGGGCTGCGCCACATCACGGCATCGGCAGATCAGGTCGGCGTGCCGCTCGGGCACGCCAAAGAGCGGTCGTTCAGTGGCGGCCCCGGCCGGCCAGCGCCGCTTGCGGGACATCCGAGCGCCGCAGGCCGAGGCGGGCGAGCTCGGAGTCGCTCTTGCTCGCGAGCGCGTCGTAGCGGGCGGCGAGCTCGAAGCCTTCGCGCACGCCGTCGGCGAAGTCGTTGAGATATCTCAGGATGCCCAGCCGGCGGGTGCCGCGGCCGGACGGAAGGGGCAGGGTCAGGGTGTTCATGGCAGGTCCTCGCATTCCAGCAAAACGATTCTTGGAACGATTATATATACTGGAATAACAGTGTCAGTTACGTGACTTACCGCATGGCAGCAGAATTATATTGCATGGCACAATTAAGCTTCTGTTTACTCTGGGAATTGCCGCGGGACGGCCGTGACGACGCCCCGGCCCGGTAGCAGGGACCTCGGCAGGTCATTCTTCGGGGCGAGCTTATGGGCCGCCCCACCGTTGTCCCTCATCTCCGGAACCTTCGATGGCACGCGGGGGGCTTACCGCCAGTCGTGAACGCGCGGATGCCCCCCTTACCCCGACCCTCGCGGGCCGCCAGCCCTTGACTCCAACCCGTCAGCCACAAGACCAGCGCCGCGACGGCAACGATCAGGTGCTGCGGCGGTTTCCCGCCGGCTTGATTGCGCGAAATCGATGCGCATTGCGTTGGCCGCGGAAGGCTGTTTGGATCGCGGGGGGAATCGGGCTCTCGGCTCCCACATCAAGGAGAACCTCGATGGGCGGCAAACTCACGCCCGCGGGCCTGCTCGCGGCGGCGGTCATCTCGGCGCAGCCGGCGGCGGCGGGGAACGCGAATGGCGTCGCGATCGGCGCCGTCATCGGCAGTGCCGCCGGCGCTGTTATCGCCGAGCAGGGTGAGCAGCGCTCTTCCGGCTACTATTTATGGCGCGGCGGCTGCTATTTTCGTTACCCGGAGGGCAGCTGGCTGAGGGTGAAAAACGCTCGTTGTGATTGAGGGCCGCGACGGCACCAGGTCATTTCCGCTAACACGTCATTTCCGCTAAGTCATTGAAAAATAGAGTGGAGGCCACGCCCGGAATTGAACCGGGGTAAACGGTTTTGCAGGCTAATCCGGTGGCGTCGACGGGGGTTGCGGGGACTCACTCACCATTGAAATAATTATGTGAACTGCTACGAAAATCCGTGTACCTTCAGCAAAATTCATGAAAAATGAGTCCCCAGGCACTCATTTGGCGGGTAAACGGATCATGCAGAAATCGGCGTTGCGGCTGACCGAGGCCGTGGTTGAGGCGGAGCCCGTCGACGGCCGGGATCGAATCGTTTTCGATGCCCTGCAGCCAGGCTTTGGGGTGCGGATCACGCCGGCCGGGACCAAGATTTTCATCGCGCAGGCACGAATCGGCGGACGGCCGCGCCGGATCGCAATCGGCCGCTTCCCGGATAAGAAGGTCGCAGACGCCCGGGCAGACGCCCGTGGTGCGCTCCAGGACATGCGGGCGGGGCGCGACCCCAAGATCGAACAGGCGGCACGAGCGCAGGCACTGGAGGCCGGGCAGACGACCGTGGCGGCATTTGCTGATCGGTGGTTGGCCGAGCTCGTGCATCCGAAACGCAAACCGCGGACTGCGGCCGATTACGCAGCGCTGGTCGAGCGGAAAATCAAACCCGCCCTCGGGCACCTAATTTTGGCTCGCGTTACCCAAGACGACATTCTCAAGTTTCACGCCACAATGAAGGCAACCCCGCGGCGAGCAAATTACACGGTCCGCACCGTTGGTGCCCTCATGACCTACGCCGAAAAACGCGGCTTGAGACCCCAGAATAGCAACCCCTGCTGGCGGCTCGAAATGTACCCTGAGCGCATGCGCGAGCGCTTCATGGACGAGGCCGAGATCGGCCGCGCTGCCGAGGCCATCACCGGAGCCGAGCGGGAAGGGGTCATCGGACCGCACGCGGCGGCTGGGCTGCGGCTGGCATTGCTGACGGGAGCCCGCTCCGGCGAGGTCACGGCGATTCGCTGGGTTCACGTCGATTTGGAGCGCCGGCAGATTCGGCTTCCAGATAGTGACGAGCCGGGCCGCAAGAACGGTGCGAGGACGATCTACTTAAGCGATGCCGCCATTGAAGTGATCAAGACCGTGCCTCGCGTCGGCCCTTTCGTGATCGCGGGCGCGAAGCAGGGCGAGCCCTACAAAAATCTAAGCCGCGCGTGGATCGTGGTGCGACGCCGAGCCAAGCTCGATGACGTCCGGCTTCACGACGTTCGCCACAGCTACGCGAGCCTTGCGGCTGGCAAAGGGCACACGCTCTTGATGATCGGCAAGTTGTTGGGACATCGGGTCGCGCAGACCACGCAGCGCTATGCTCACCTCGCTCGCGATGTCGTCTCAGCCGTGAGCGACGAGATCGGCGTTGCGATGACGGCGGCGATCGAGAAAAAATCTCCGCCGCCTGCCAATGTTGTGAAGCTTCGGCGGCGGCGCAGCAAGACGGTCGGTGGCTGAAATGACCACCAAAGATGAGCGGTTGGCATTCGTGGCAGAGCTGCGATTCGAGCGGGCTGTTTTTGATCACGCGGACAAGCTCCGGGAGCCTTGGACTTCTAAGGCCCCGCGATGCCAACTGAGCAGAGCATACGAGCTGCTGCATCCGGGCGATCTTCGCCGCGCTATCGTTCAATGGTGTCTCGCGTTTGCATGTGAATATCATCCCGGAACGGTTTCGAACCCGATCACCGCGCAACACCTGCCAGAGCTTTACCGTGAGGGCAAAATCGAGTTCCCCGAGTTGCCCTATCTGCGTCCCTATCTGCATTTGCTGGTGCTGGCGGCTCTACAGCACGGATTGCTCGCCGCGTGGGCTCTCGAAAGGGACACGGTCGCAAGGGGCAAGCGCCACCAAGTTGACGCAGACAGATGGAATATTTTGCAGCCGGACTTCGAGCATGAGGTCGCATCGGTGGACGGTGAGCAGCAGCTATTCGGGATCGAGGTCGAGGTCGCTCAGGCGACGGATGCGCGACCGATCCGTCGCAAAGTCTCTCAATCTGACCTGACCAGATGGTACCGCGAGACGTGGATTCCTGCATGTCGAGTGGAAGGTCGCATTCCCAGTCGAGATGATGATTTCGCAGCCGCCAAGGCGCATTTCGATGGAGGCGACTTCAGCAGGGATTGGCTGCGGAGGTTGAGACCGCGGGATTGGTCGCTCCCAGGTATAAGAGCGGCTCCTAAACTGGCAGACTAAAACTGGCGGCGAATTTCGTCCTGCCAATTTGCCAATTTAGACAACGCATGAATCTTCGCCAATATTGATTGCGTCGGATCAAGACGCAATCGGTGAGGTGAAGCATGACCGCGGTCGATCCCAATGAACTGATCTCGCCTGACGAAACGGCGAAGCTGCTTCGTGTAAAAGAGGCCACGTTGACATCGTGGCGGAATCAAAAGCGCGGGCCTGCCTATCTGAAGGTCGGCCGGTTCGTCCACTACCGCCGCGTCGACATTTGCGAATGGTTGGCCGCGCAACGTCATTGCCCCGCGGTGGCGGCATGAGTCAGCCCGACGCCTACATCCGAGTTCTCCCGGGTGAAAAATCCGACGCACACCGCGGCGTAATGGTCGAGGTCGATCCCGGTCGGCACGTCAACCTGAAGGCCGCCCTTGCTTTGGGATTGATTCCACGCGGCGTCGCTGGCGTGATCCAGGCGAACATCAACTCGATAGCGAAGGCCACCTAGTCCATGGCCTCCAGCTCCTCCAAGCCGCGCGGCATCTTCATTCCGCCCGAACAGGTCGAGGCCTACATTCACAACGGTTGGGCCGTGGTCGACGATTTGAATCCACATCACGTTCTGATGTTGCCGCCGACTCACCATCGTCCGCATGATCGAGCGGAGGGCCGAGCCGATGACTCTTGAAAGCACGAGGCCCGGAACCGCTGGCGGCGGGTCCGAGCCTCTGAATGTTGATCAGCTTGGCGAGCGGATCGAGGTGGTTGATACACCAAACGATAACATCTCGCAAGACTTTCCGGCTGTCTCCACCACAACATTCGACTATAGCGACGTTCCCGAACGGATCGCCCTTGCCACCAAGGCCGCCGCGGTAATTATCCGCGCCGACCTGCGACTGATTCAATTCAATATAATAGATGTCGGCCGTAAGCTGATCGAGATCAAGGATTGGCTCGGGCACGGCAAGTTTTTGAAATGGATCGCCGCCGAGTTCGGCATGAGCGACCAAACCGCCCACAACTATATGAACGTAACCCGCCGCTTTGGCGACGGTCAAATTCCAAACGGTTTGGAATTTCAGCCGAGCGTCCTTTACATGCTGGCCTCGCCCTCGACCTCCGGCGAGGTGGTCGAGGCCATGGTCGAGCAGGCGAAGGCCGGGCACAAGGTCACGCGCGACGATGTGCTCGCACTCAAACGCGAGATCGGTGCGAGCGTCGCCCGGCTACCAATGGAAGCGCAGCGGGAAGTCCTCGGCGAGATCGCGCTTGACGCCAAGGGTCGCCGAGCAATCAAACAGGTTGCGAAGGAAGCGCGTGCGGAAGATCTAAAAGACTTACACGCCGATCGACAACAAAAATGCGAGAAGATCGCGGCGCGCAATCCAGCGCTTCCGGCCGGTCGCTTATTCAGTCTCGTTTTAATCGACGTGCCGCGCCACCACGATGTCTACTCCGACGACACCGGCAGCGAAAAGGCACCGGAGAATCATTTTCCAACAATTCAATTCGAGGGGCTTTGCGATTTTCCGATCGATCGATTTGCCGCGGTCGATGCCGTTATCCTCTATTGGTCAACGGCCGCCTCGCTGCTTGACGATCTCGATATTCTCGCCGAGTGGGGCTTTGTGTCGCTTCGCCCGCGAGACGAAAATGGAAAGCTGCTACGCGGAGAAGACGGCAAACGTGTTCCGCCGATCGGCGGCGGAAAATACGGATCGCATCAAATCTGGCGCAAGCGTCGTGTCGGTCGGCAGACTGGCACCGGCCGATGGTTTTTCGACCAACACGAAATGCTGATCGCTGCGCGGCGCGGGAACGTGCCCGCACCATTGCCCGGCACTCAAGATCAGTCGGTGTTCGATGCCCCGGTCGGCAAGCATTCGACGAAGCCGCACGACCACGTCCGCGCCTGGATAGATCGATGCTGGCCCGACATGAGCAAGATCGAGGTATTCGCCCGCGGCGTCGCGCCTCCCGGATGGACTTTCTGGGGTAATCAGATCGAGCCGCCGCCTGGATACGGAGATAAGGCGCCATGACCGACTCCGCTCCAGCGGCGTTCCCACGCCTTGTCCATCTTGGATGTGGTGCCGTGTTTGGTGGTATAGGTGCGGGAGGAATCCTCACTGGCGGTTCCGCCAGTGACGGATATTGCCGGTTGCATTTCCTTCCTCGCTCTACCGACCATATCATGGCGTCTAGACGCTATCCCGCAAAGCCCGCCACGTGCCGCGAATGTGGGGCCGCCTATACCGCGCAGCGATCTACCAGCCAATTCTGCCGCGCGTCCTGCCGCCGAGCATTCAACAATCGCCGCCGCCGACGCGGCTCGGACCTTTACGACCTGATCATGGTCATGCGGCACGATCGCGCCAACGCCGCGCGTGAAGGCACATGGTCGCTGCTTTGTCGGATGGCTGCGGCGTTCAAACTCGAAGACGATCGCGAGCGTGATGGTCGCAAGTCCTATGACGATGTTGCTGCGGTTCGCGCACGTAACACGCATTTGCAGGCAACTGTGGTCGGCACGAATATCGGGAAGGTGCGCCGCAGTGGCCTCATGCGGGATGCGCATCGATGAAGACGCCGATCACCGACATGATCGGGCCAATGATGGCGGCGGGGACTGCGCCCGATGTCATCTTGGCGGCTGTGCGGGCGGTCGAGCTCGCCCGCGATGATGATCGTCGAGGACGACGTTCAACAGGTGCGGTGACAACTGCATCACAAGCTCGTGGCACTCGCCTTCCCGACGATTGGCAACCGTCCGAACAGTGCATCGCCTACGCGCTCGATCACGGCATGACGCGCGACCGGATGATGATCGAGGCGGAGAAATTTCGAAACTACTGGACGGCGAAGAGCGGGCACCACGCGGTCAAACGAGATTGGGGGGCAACCTGGCGCAATTGGATTCTGAAAGCATTGGAGACCCGAAATGTTACCCGCAATTACGACGGTCGAGCGTATCCCGCTGCCCGATCTGCGCCGACCGGAGCGAATGCCATCCTTGCCGGAATGGGTCGCGTCGCGCGTCGCATCTCTGCGGAGCGAATATCAAAAGGGTCGAACGGTGCCGACGTTGCCCAAGAGCTTGACCTTGAACCTGATCGAACGTGACGAGATCGCGCGGCATGTCGTTGAGCTGCGCGCAATCTGCGCTGCGACACCGGACAATGATTTGACAGCCGAGGAATCGGTTTTGATCGCAGTGACAAAAATGATGTTGGTGCTGCCGGCATCGCAGCAGAATGAAGCAAGCGCAGAAGCGCGCGGCGAGGCCTTTATGGCTGCGCTTGACGATGTGCCGCCGTGGGCCGTCGCCGCTGCAATCCGACGCTGGTATCGCGGCGACGCCGGGGAAAACGAACGCGGACAAGCCTACGATTACCATTGGTGTCCCGCGCCCGCAGAATTGCATTGCATCGCTCGGCTGGAGCTGTGGCGAGTGAAAGGTCGCGCCGAAACGCTGGACCGATTGCTTGCCGCCGAAGAATTGATCGAGTTCTCGGACGAGCACTGCGCTGCGATGCGCGCGAAGCTCGCAAATCTCTTTACCTCTCTTAAAAGCCCGCTGGTCGGCAAAGACGGCAGCGGCGGGCCGATCGGCGAAGGCCGATCGATGGCGCGCACTGTGGGACACGATCAAAGCGCACCCCGGCCTTAAGCGTGAGGGGGATCGTCCGCCACGTCACTGGCGGGAAGTAGACGCGACCGACCGCGCTGTGACGAGCAGCGGTTGGGTCCGAAGCGACGGGCCTGGCTCCGCCGGCATGATCGCAAGGACATGGGACGGACCCGGTGCGAAAGCACGGGGACTCCGCTCCTATGTCCTCGCAACAAACCTTCACCACCGGCATGGATCGATCCATGCAGGACGAGGATGACACAAGGCGACCAGCGATGAAACGCAGAAATCTATTTCTCGACCACCGGCAGAGGGCTTTTGCCCGAGCCGTCGCGGAAGGATCGCCGAAGGCGAAAGCGCAAGAGGTCGCCGGCTACAAGCCGAACAGAAAAAACGCCAACCTGCTCTTGCGGGATGAGCGAGTGCTCGCCGAGATCGCCCGCGTTCGCACCGTGATCGAGCTGGCCCAATACGGGCGCGACGGTGGCGCTAATGAATCGCATTGCGACACAGAGCGGCGCCGATGAATCGCTCTGTGGCAATAACTCGGCAATTCGGACTCCCCGTGATGCATTCTCGCAAATCGGGTCGGGCGCTCGCGCGTCGACACATGAATAAACGGAATCGGATTGAATCGCTTCGCGCAATTCGCTCATATCTAGGGGTGGGGGTTAAGTCCTTTGAGCCGCGCTGGCCCGCACCGCATGGGGGCACATCCAAAGATTCCCAGGCCTTTTCGTCCCAAAATATTTTCACCCCTTGTCCGGTGCTGCAATGATCGCCGGCCGGCACGCGCAATCGCTATTCGTCTGGGCGGCTCGCGCCTGGCGCCGCTGCACCGATCGACCGGGTAGGGGGTTTACTCCCTACCGGCATCGAGGCGGCGGACCGGTTGGCACATTCGCACGAAGGATTGCAAAATTAAATACACAAAGCCCATTGGCCGATGCCGCGACAGGATTTGATTTCGGGCGCGATAATCAATGGAATCAAAATTGCGGAGCGCGAGCATGATGCAGCCTCACGCGATCGTGCGTCGGTGCCCATGTGGTGCAACCTTCTCGACGGTAGTACGCGGAGCGGGACGTCCGTCCGGGTTTTGCTCGGATGTGTGCCGAGCTGAGGCGCGGCGGAATTCGAGTCGGCCCGTCCACGCAAGGACGTGTGCCGTTTGCGAGCAGCCGTTCACGACCACGAGCGCGACTGTCGAGTGCTGCAGCCGGCGTTGCGGTTGGGTGCTCGGCAAGCAACGAAGCAACTCAACGCGCAGTGCCAACGCTCGCGAACGAGCGCGGCGGGTCTGTGAGACGTGCAGCGAAGACTTCATCGCGCGCAGTCCGAGCGGTCGCGCTCGGCGGGGCGAGGTACGCGAAGGGCGATTCTGCTCACGAAGGTGCCAGGTTGTATGGTTCACGCGGCGGCCGGCGAAGCAACTCGATCTATTCGGCGGCGGGTCGCAGCCATGACGCGCCCGGCCCTGCATCATCTCGCGGACGAGCTACTGCAGCTCGCCAGCGTCGCGTGGGCAGGGGGGGTAAAGTCCTTAGAGCAATTCGCGCGAGACCGCGTTCCCACGACCGCGACGATTTCCGCGAAATTCGCCAAACTTTTTTTTCGCCTGATGACTCGGCGGCGCCGGGCGACCATTCTGAGCCGGAACGCTCGCCCATGACGCCGTGTCCGAAATCCGTCGTGATCGAGCAGACGCTCGACGACGTGATTGCAGCGCTCGACCTGATGGGCGGACCGAATCCGATGGATGGAGTTCGGACGCTGGCGGATGTCATTGCCGATCTTGAGCGCGAAGGCGAATGTCCGCTCGAGCTGTTGGGCGGCGCGCGTCGACCATGAGCGCACGGGATCCTCACCACGCGATTATCGAACGCGCCGTGAGGGCCGCAGCGCTTGCGCTGTGGGCGCGTGAGCAGACCGTCGCCGAGGTCACCGCCGCGCTTGCCGCTGCGGTGGCGAGCGATGCGCCGGCCGACATCACGCCGCGTGAGCGCGTGGCCGAGGCGCGCCACGCGCGGCGCGAGAAGATGGTCGCCGAGGTCATCCGCCTAGAGCGCGAAGGTCGCGGGCGCAGCGCTGTGATGCTGGTCGCGCGCAAATTCGCCCACGACTCGCTCGACGCCGTCGAGCTCGAAAGCCTTGCGCGAGCGCTGCGCCGTTGGCGAAAGAAAATCGGACAGTGTCCGGTTGCCTGCCCCAAAAGCGGATAGAGGGATTGTCCATGGCTACGAACACCCAAGAGATTCACACTCTCACAACCGCCGAGATCGCTCGCCAGGTTGCGATTCACACCGCGCGGCGGCGGCAGATCGTCAATGAACGTGCGGCTATGTTCGCGAACGCGCTGAAAAATGGCGGGAGCACCGAGTCGCCAGTTGTCGATTCTGACGAGCGGGCGGCGCGTGAGCACGCGAAGGCGCTCCTAAATGGAGCAGCGCCGCCCTCGCTGTCGCTGCCGCCGGAGATCACCCGCGACAAGGCGCTTTTTAGGGAACAGCGCGGGATAGATATTGCATTGAGAATTTTGGCCGACGAAAGTCTCGCGGCACGCGCAGCCGACGCGGTTGCGTGGTCCGAAACCCATAGCGACCAATGGGGCGCGCTATGCCGCGAGATCGCGCTGGCGGCGATCAGGCTGCAAGCGCTGGAAAATCGCGCACGCGAATTGATCGGCCAGTGTCCCGACATTTTTGCAGTGCGTCTTCCGATGACAAACCTCATCGGCGGGCGAACGGTCGCCGAAATTCCCGTGAGTGATTTGACGGACGCTGCCATTAGCGAAGGCGTCATCACACTCGCCGAAATCAGGAAGGCACAAACATGTTGAATCAATCTCGGGTGCGCGCCTTCACGGGCGCCGGGGCCGAACAGCGGGCCGAGCGCGTCGGGTACTTTTTCAAGGCCTTGGCCGGCCAGGATGCCGCAAAGCGATGGTGTATCGAAAACCAAATCGGCCTTACGAAGGCGACGAACGAAAGTGCGAACGTGACGGGCGGATTTTTGGCGCCGCAGGATTTCGATGCTGCGATTATTTCGGTTCGTGAGCGTATGGGTGCTTTCCGCCAGGGAGCGGAAATTCGGCCGACGCAGAGCGACGGACAGGTCCGGCCGCGCCGTGTCGGTGGACTGACGGCCAATTTCGTGAGCGAGGGTGCGGCAATCCCGGAGAGTTCATTTCAGCTAGACGCGGTCGAGTCCGCGCAGAAAAAGCTTGCGGTCCTCGGGAGGGCCTCGTCCGAGCTGTTCGACGACGATGCCGCGGGGCTAGGCGAATTCCTTACGAGCGAGATCGGGTATGCCTTTGCCTCAACCGAAGACGACTGCGGTTTCAACGGTGACGGCACATCGTTATTCCGCGGAATCTCTGGGCTGGCTTTGAAGCTGGGCGGCCTTAAGTCGGCGGTCGTTGCAGCATCCGGGCACAATACGTTCGCAACTCTCGACATCACGGACATTTCGAACTTGATGGCCGGCTTGCTCGCCACGGCGATTCCGGGCGCGGCCTGGTACACGAGTGCGACCGGCTATGCGCAGACGTTCTGCCGGCTCGCAGCCGTGAGCGGCGGGCTGGTCGCGACCATGCGGCCGGATGGGACGATCGCGGCCTCTTACCTCGGATTCCCGGTGAGGTTCTCGGGAAAACTTCCCGACACCCAATCGAGTCTGAGCACAAAGGCAATGTTGTTTTTCGGCAACTTGGGAATGTCGAGCGTTTTGGTCGAGCGGAATACTCAGACGATCCTCGCCATAAGCCGCCATCGTGCTCTCGACACCGACCAGATTCTGATCCGCGGAATCCAGCGGTGCGACATCATCAACCACACGGTCGGCGACGCGAGCACGCGTGGGCCGATCGCGATGCTGACCGCACCGTGACGAAGGGACGGACCATGGCGAAGTTCAAGCGAATGCCGCGAAAAATTGTCGGCGACGATGGGCCGATCAAACCGAGCGATCCGTCGAACGTGGCGCAGAATCCGAGTCCGCCGACGCCAACCTTCCCGGACTCACAGGTGGCACCTGGGACGTCGACTGTCGTTCGTCCTGTCGTGCAGCCGCCAGCGCCCGGGTCTGCTCAACCGAGCCCGCCGCTCGTTCCCTGACTGTCGTTGATGCGAAGACTTACGAGGTTCGAAAATGATGAAGTCGAAGGTGATGCACCGAAACAGCGGCTCTCGCATAAGCCGGGGAACAACCGTGCGGATGAGCGACGGGTGGCGTGGCAAGGTCGAAGAAAACTGCGGCTCTTTTATTGCCTGCATCGCCGATGGGGCACGCCCCTGCATCCACTGGACCGGCGACTACCGATTGGTTTCCGTCAGCTCCGTCACGATCGAAGGGAGCAAGGCGATCGTCAGATGGAAATCGCGGCCAACGGCATCCAGGCTGAAGGTCGATCGTGACGAGCAGCTTCGCCGCGTGGTCGCGGACCATAACCGTGCGCGGCGCGAGCGCGAATGGGAAAGTGCTTTGGATTGAGGGCAGCGCTGACGGGGTAGCGGGCTTTGGCGCGCAAGTCTTAGAGAAGAGAAAAACGTGGCTGGTCCGACGCTCACCGCGACGCTTCAAGCGAAGCTCGACGCCTTTACGCAACAGATGACGCAGGCCGGTGACATCGCCGAGCAGGCGGTGAAGAAGATCGAGGACACGTTCTCGAACGCCAATCCGCAGTTCGGGGGCGATTTTCTCAAGACCGCGCTCGGCGGCATCGCCGGTGGCGGCGCGCTCGCTGCGTTCGTCGCGCTGTTGCAGTCGGCCAACAAGGAAATGGCCGAGCTTCACGACAACGCCAAGCTTGTAAGTCTGTCAATCGAGGACTTCCAGAAATTCCAGTTCGCCGCGAACGTCGGCGGTTTGTCGAATAAAGACTTTGCCTCCGGCGTCACGGCCATGGCGACCAAGCTCAACGACGCGGTGCGCAGCGAGAATGATCTTACCAAGCTGCTCGATGCCAACAACGTCACATATAAGGACGACAACGATAAGCTGATCACGACCAATCAGCTCTTCACGATCGCGGCGAACCTTGTCCATAACGCCAGGACGGAGCTCGACAAGGTCAAGATCGCCGACATGCTCGGGCTGACGAAGGAATGGGTGCCAGTCCTCGAGCAGGGTGGCGCGGCGTTCAACAATCTCGCGAATAAAGCGATTGACGCGGGCGCGGTCATCGATACCGAGACCATCAATAAGGCCAAGCTTTTCGAGACGCAGTGGAATCAATCCACCGCGCGTTGGTCAGCGATGTTCAAGGCGGAGACCGGCGAGATTGCCGGCTATCTCAACACGCTGATCGACAAGGCCGGACAGTTTGTCGCGGCGGCGATGCCGAAGCAGGCGCAGTCTGGCGGCGCCCAGTTCGGTGGCCAGACGCAACAGGATCACAATAACGACACGATCACGCTGCTCGTCGCGCTGGCGAAGGCATATTTCGACGTCAAGCTCAATGCCGAGGAGCTGGAAGCGATCCAGAACCGCGCCGCGTTGCGCGGCGAGGGTGTTCCGCAGGTCGTGCTCGACAAGCTCGACGCGCTGAAAACGAAATCTGATGCCGCCAAGAAGTCCATGCAGGAGCTGGCGGCGCAGACCTTCGGCGATAACGTCCCGCTGCCGCGGGCGCGTCCGGCCGCCGCGGATGCCAACGGCGACCCGACCAACATTCCGGGGGCCGCCGATGAATCGAACAAAGCGCTCGATCGCGAGGTTGCCCGTCTCGATCGCCACATCGCGACGCTCGACGCCGACACGGTCGCGGTCGGGCTAAATGCCGGAGAGCACGAGAAGCTTCGCACTGAGCTGATCCTTCTCAACGCCGCGTCGCAAGACGACGAAGCCATCACGACGGCAAAGATCGACCAATACACCAAGCTTCGCGCCACCATGTCGGCGCAGCAGGCGCTTGATGCGGCCGGGATCGAGCTCGACAAGAAGCATTCCGCCGCCTTCGCCGAGGTGCCCCCACGCGCCGCCGAGGCGGGCCTTGCCGCGGCCAAGGCCAAGCAGGAATTCGCCGGTCTCAACAGTGCACTCACCTTCGCGGGCGATCAGGCGATCTCGATCGTCGATGGGCTACGCACGCACAGTCTCACGGCCGCGCAAGCGGTGCAGCAGCTTACCAACCAGATCATCACGGCGCTGGAGAAGGCGGTGCTGCTCGGCCAAGGGCCGCTGGCGGCTTTCCTCGGACTCGCGGGCCAGCCAGGCTCGGGTGGTCTTGGCGGCATCCTAGGGATGTTGACGACCAAGGGCGGCAGCGCGGGTTCGGCCGGCGGCATGGGTGGAGAAATCCCCGCCTTCGCGTCGGGCACCGACTCCGCGCCAGGCGGCCCGGCATGGGTTGGAGAGAGCGGCCCAGAGCTGATCAATCTGCCGAAGGGCGCGAGCGTGACGCCGATGAGTGCGCTGCAATCGATGGCGGGCGGAGGTGGTGGCGGAGGTGGACCGATCAACGTCTCTCTCAATGTCGTCAACAATGCCGGCGCGGAAGTAAACATGGGCTCGCCGCAGCCGAATGGGAACGGCGGCTTCGATCTGACCGTTCTGATCGACAAGGCAGTCGCCACCAAAGCATCGCAGCCAGGATCACAGATAAATCGCGCGCTCGGTGGCTACGGCATTTCTCAGCAACCGGTGCGGAGATGATTTATGGTCGACGCTTGGCCGAGCGATCCGCAGCAGCGGCAGGCGCGGCTGCGCTCGCTCGGCAAATAGACGCAAAGCGAGGTCACAATCGATGAGCGATCAAGAGCCGCCGAAGCGGACGCATTTCGACCGGGCCGTTGTAAGCGTTTGGGTCGAAGCGATGATCAAATCCGGCCGCGAGCAAAAGATGGACGATCTATTGCTTGGCATAGAACTGATCGCCCACGGGCAGGCGCTAATCACCGAACGGCCCGTCGATGAGGTACGCGCCGAGGTCGACAAGACCTTTGAGATCGCGATAGCGCGGGCGAAGACGGCACCGACGGGGCGGGCATGA